AGACCGGTTATGTTTAACATTAAAAAATTCTATTATGGCAGGAAAAGCAAGTATTACAGCAAAAAAAGCGGAACTAGAAGTCTATAAAGATGGAAGTTTCCACAGAATCGACACTCTTAATTTTAGACCGGGTGAGTACCCGGAGTTTACAAAGTTCCTGGAACAAAATTTTTCCTTAGAGCAAGTACATAGTAACACTAAAAAGAAATCAGGTTTTTATCTAGTAAAAGTTGATCCAGATAAAAGGGAAGATCTTCTTAATATTCTTAGTAACGGTCTGGGAAGTACAGTCGATCTTAATTCGCCACGTATTTATACTGGCACAAAAGATTAGCTATGGCACGGCATAGATGGACTTTATTACAGCCGACACCAGATCGAATACCGGGAGTCTATAAGGCTGAAATTTGCGTCAAATGTGGATGCGTTAAGCTCCACTTATACTTAGGCCGGATCTACACTTCTTCTTATCTCCTTAATGGAGAAGAATTTTCAAAACTACCTGAATGTAAATAGTGAAATTATGGAAACAAAAAAATGTACAGCATGTGGCAGCATATTGCCTATAAGTGAGTTTTCACACCATCCTAAGACAGCAGACGGATTATGTAATGTTTGCATGAGTTGTCGTTCTGCGAAGATCTCCAAAGGTAAAAAGAAACAGCAACCGGGGACTAATCCCAAATTAGCGCAATTTAAACCGCGTGAATTGATGGATGAACTTAGAGCCAGGGGCTACAAGGGGACTTTAACCTACGTGCAAGAAATCAAACTTTAAAAGCTGGTTTTATGGAAAATGAAGTAATAAAAAATAAGCTGGAAAAGCTTAAAAGGCTGAATAGCTCTTTTCTTGAGAAAAAAGAACTACATAGGAAAAAAATGATGCGGGCCCGAAAATTTGAAACGGAAGAATTTCATTCGGAAAAATACAAGCTATATTATTCATTAAGTAGTAGAGCGTCCGATCTTGCTTATAATATTCGCAGACATTTTTTATATGAAAAAAGAATTACTGATTGGGGAGATGCTGAAAATATTAAGATGGATTATCGTATTCGGTTGAGTAAAAAAGCCAAAGGACGCGAGAATTATCTAACTAAGCACAAATACGGGCTTTGGTTTCTGGGTAGTTCTTTAGGTGCGGATTACGGTGAATTTACTTGTGATAAATGCGGATGCACGTTTTATCATTCACCTTCTGAAATAACACTGGCCGGTAAGGTTGTGTATAATTGTTGTTGCGGGCACTGCACCAATAGTATAATAAATAGAGATTGGGGGGAAGAACCCTATTTTTAATCAATCATTGAGCCATGGACGCACAATTAAAAGGATCAATAAGTACGGAAGGAAAGGCTAGTTCATATATGAAGCTAGTAGTTACAACCGAGTCAAAGAATAGGTTAAAGTACTATCTTGATTTATTAGGCTATCATCATATTGCCTACAAGATCGAGAAAATAAAACTTATGGGTGATACTTTTTCGGAAGTATATGTATTTCCACATCATTATAAAGTTGCTAGAAATATGTGGAAACAGACGACCGAAGCAGTACTAGATGAAACTGAAATATTCACAGATTAATAATTAAGTAATAAAGAACAAAAGTATGGATATCAGAACGCAACCGAATTACAATAGGAAGACCAGAGAAGAGGTTTTCGGTATATCCATCCGTATTAACGGAGGACGCAGATATTGTAAATATCCAATTGGGCATCAGAATTATAAAACGATTGGAGATGCTTATGCCGCATCTGTAGAAATAATGAAACGTATTCTTGCTGGCGCAAGAATTGAATATGGAGTAGACGGTTCTGCCGGGATCGACAAAAATGAGTATGTAAAGATAGTAGATTAACGTATAACGAAATAAAAATAAGTAAATATGAGTAAGATAGATATTTCAACTCCGAACACTGCATTTGAAAATCTGCAAGATGGCGCAATCCTGTTATTTCAGAAAAATTCTGATGGAACATTCTCACCTCTTTCTTTGGAGAGGTCACACGGAAGATTGATACAAGGAATACTGGCTGAATGTAGTAAAGAAAATCCTCTTTGTGTTCTCAAAGAGGTTAGACTAAAGCAATTAACGTAATACTATAAAGAAATGAACAAAAAGGAGCAGCAAGCAATCGACTTTCTTTGTAGCATGGAACGTGACGATCCGATGTGTTTAGGATTTTCCGGTGGCAAAGATAGCGTTGTAATTCTCGACCTTGCAGAACGTTCCGGCATAAAGTATAATGCTTCTTACGCAAATACAACGGTTGATCCACCTGGCACAATCAGTTTTATAAAGAAGAATTATTCACAGGTTCAGATACTTCAACCGAAGCAATCTTTTTTTCAGTTGATAGAAACTAAAGGTTTGCCCGGCAGAATGAGGCGTTTTTGCTGTGAAAAGTTGAAGGAACAATACGGTATCGGTCAGCGTACAATTGAGGGAATGAGGGCAGAAGAAAGCCAATCGAGGGCATTATATGAACCAGAACAATGCGATGCGCGTAAGTGGATGAAAGGAGCGAAACACATTCTACCGATTCTAAACTGGTCGGAAAGTGACGTTTGGAACTACATTCTTAAATATGGTCTTCCGTATTCCAAGTACTACGATGCACCCTATAATCTTTCCCGTCATGGTTGTGTTGGTTGTCCCCTTGCAGGATGCAAGCAGATGCAGACGGAGTTTAAGATGTTTCCTGGCTATGCAAAGCGTATGGTTGTCGCCATTGAACGATACATGAACAACAAGCCTAATAATGCGCTTGCAAGAAATTTCAGTGATCCGTATGAAGCTTTTTACTTCTACATAAATGAAATGCCGATGCAGGATGTTAGACGGTTGAAAAAAGGACTCTTTCACTTTAACGCGAAAGAGGTTATACAGAAAGAGATTTTAAATAGAATAGAGTAAAACTGGAAAAATATGGATGAACTTACTAAAGGTGATAGAACCGAACTCAAGAGGCTTGATAAGGCCATTGAGAAATTATCAGTAGTGTATGATACTTTATCGGAAGAAAGAAAAAGCTTTGATATTTCAATAAAGACTTTGCGAAAGAAAAGGGAGATGCTTCAATCAGAAATAAACAAAGTGTTTAATGAATTATCATCATGCCAAGATAAATTCAGATCGATAGAAAAGGAGAAGACATGTTTTGGCTGCCATGAGTCATGCTCTGTATCAAGAGACAAATTTTCGCCACGATGTGATAGATATAATGATCTCCCATTTTGATTAATTCTTAATTATAAAATTATGAAGATCGGACTTATAGATGTGGACGGGCATAATTACCCGAATCTGGCTTTAATGAAGATATCGGCCTGGCATAAATCAATAGGTGATAATGTGTCCTGGTATTCTGGTATAGAACACTATGATAAGGTATATATGAGTAAGGTTTTCTCTTTTACCCAGGACGAAGGAAGAATCATACAAGCCGATGAAGTCATTAGAGGCGGCACCGGGTATAAATTATACAGACAACAATTATCGGAAGAAATAGAGCATATTTGCCCTGATTATAAGCTATACCCGATGTTCGATAGTGCTTACGGCTTTCTTACTCGTGGCTGCATTAATAAATGTAGTTTTTGTATTGTCCCCAGAAAGGAAGGTTTAATCCGCGAAAATGCGGATATAATGGAATTTTTGGACGGACGGAAAAAGGCTATTCTTATGGATAATAACGTTATTGCTTCTGATTGGGGACTGTCTCAAATAGAAAAAATTATCTCTTTACGGATAAAGGTTGATTTTAACCAGGGGATAGACTGTCGAATTATTGCTCGTAATAGAGAAGTAGCAGCATTGTTAGCGCGTGTTCCATGGATAAGATATATTCGTATGGCTTACGATAGTTCGGTAATAACGGACGAGGTGGAAACGGCTATTTCTTATTTGAAAGAAGCTGGTTTGCCATCTTATAAAATGTTCTTTTATATGTTGGTTAAAGACGGGCAAATAGAGGATGCTGAAAAAAGAGCTTTACGGCTTGATTACCTAGGATGTATGCCCTTTGCGATGCCTTATCGTGATTTGGACTCTAATAAACCACTATCCGAAGAGCAAAGAAGGTTTGCCCGGTGGGTAAATAAGCGATCTGTTTTTAAAAGTTGTACTTATCAAGAATATAAGGAGTAGGAAGTATGAAAGAAAGTATTTTGCTTGGAAGTAAGGGAGAAGAGCCTGTAAAGGAAGATCGCCGATTAAGAAACCTAAAGTATCAAATGAGAAAGAAAGGTTATGTTATCAACGACAAAGACCGTGTATGCGTCCTTGCTGATGAAGATAAACGATCCCCATTACAAGAAAAGAGAATTAAGACATTTTCTTTTCGCCTACAATATAAAATGCTCTAGTTAGCGCATATACCCCAAAAAGATAGAAAAAAGTTTGTAACCGTGTAACTTTATAAGTTATGATTAAAGTTAGTGACATTTATGGCAAAACGCATGATGGACTAGATATAATCTTAGATTATTATCCACAGGCCGAAGGATGCGTCGATAACAAAAAGAAATTTAAACGCCGCCCAGAAGAAGACGACGCTTCGGCATGTATCAAGAAATTCAAAGTAAATAACGATTATGAAGTCTATAAGGTAACGGACTTCGGGGATCAGTCTACGGCAATGTCCCCGATTGATATTTGCATGTATGAAGAGGGTATATCTTTTTCAGAAGCTATTTTTAAGTTGGCAAGTCGTTATAATGTGACTAACGAACTTAATAAATCAGTCAATAAGCCGGATATTAGAAAGCGACCGGCCAAAGCTGACGAAAAGGAAGGATCCCGTTTCTTTGAACTTGAAAAAACATTCACGGCGGATCAACTTAAAATAATGGGGCCGCGCGTAAAGCAGGAACAT